CAGTCGAATCAGGACGAATATCAGAGACACTCCCACCTTCAGGCAAGAGGTACTTAGTGTGTCCTGTAGTTTCATCAAAAATCTCTTCTACATCACCAACATAAGCTCTGTCAGGGTATATGAACTTATCAATAGCATCGTTCTTTCCGTTCTCCCTGTGGTTAATCATGTAGTTGATACCCACTACCTTATCCAGTGGTCCTTGGCTCCAGAGGTTATCTGGTCGGTCTGTCCATCCACCTTTAAAGATATTAGGGTAAGGACAATCCATATCCATAATAACTGTGTCTCTGTCTGCTACAACGATACACTTGGACTTATGTATCTCTAGTGTTGTTTCTTCAAGAATATCCCCATAGAACCACAACAGTTCCACTGTACCTGAACGGTAATACTCCTGAATACTTCCAAAACCAGAAGGGATGAACTGTGCTTCCTTGTTACGCTCTACATCGTCCGTTCCGCTTCCTGTACGCCTACGTAACAAGCTTTCTCTCTGTTCATTACTAAGGATAGCCTCTGCGTTAGAATTCCCCTCCAGAAGCTCTATAAGCTCTCCTGTGCTAATAAGGGTACGGATAATCTTAGGAGTCTTTTCAAAGCTCGTAGCTGTAGCGTTAAAACATATGTCAAAAGGACTAATGCGTTTGACTGCTGGACCGATGTATCCTGAAGTTTCTCCCGTGTTGTTTAGAAATGTATCATTCTGATAATAAGCTTGAGCAAAACAATTCCCGTATCGAACAACATCATCAATAACCTTCCGCATTTCAGGATTGAATCCATTAAGCATATGGCACTGTTTAATATAGCTTAATACTTTCCTCCGAATAGTCTGAGTAATAGCATTAATATCAAAACCTTTCCAACCCAACCAGTCATCGTGAGGAAACATCGTACCATAGACAATAGCAAGCAAGTCTTCATGTAGCTCTGAAAGAATAGGGAGGTGAGTTTTGTGGTCAAAGTTATTACCGCCTTCTAGCATACTGGTATCTGTAGCAAGGAGGTAGCTATCTACTTCTGCCCATAAGTCCCTAGCTGGTTGTTTCTGGGAGTTCCACTCACTCCATTGTCCAGATATACCACCTGCAAGAGATTCCTTATCCTGATAATTAAGACTAATCATGCTTTTCTTCTCCTGCTGTGGAACCGACTACTTGCGTTAACAACATTATCTACTCTTCTATTCGTTGCAAATTTAGGCTTGGATACTCTCTTACTATTACTAACTGCAATCCAAACAGCATCTTTTAAATCATCATGAGGAGGTTTTGCTAATCGTAGTTCTTCTTCTAACAATCTAGTATATCCTCCCTTAGTATGGTAAACACTTCTTCCTCGGTACAAAGGCTCAAACAACTGAGCATTACGTTCTTCTTTAGTACCTTCTCTCTGGTTCTTGTGTTGGTGTTTAACTACAAGTGTGTGTCCTGCTCTACGTATTTCATCTTGTATGAACGTAGCAACTACACCCCCACCTGCATTCGTTTCCACTGTAACTTCTCTGAAGTCCCAATACTCATGGAGTCGTATCAGTTCTTCGTAATATACTTCAGCTTTATTTGTTTGAAAGCGCTTGAGGTCGAGTACGTAGAGGTATCCTTCAGCATCCCATGCAATAACAGCAATGGCTGTGAAGTCCCTTTTAACCTTTCTAATTCCACTTCCTTCACTAAAAGCCAAGTCCATACCACAAGCCAGTTTAAGTTCTTTCTCACCATAAAACCACCTGTTCTGTCTTTGTTCTAGTTTGTTTGGTTGTATATAGAGGAAGCAGTCTTGTGTAATCTTAGCTTCACTGGCTACGTTAGGGTCATTGTAATACTGGGCATAAAACAACTCTAAATTAAAGGCTTCAGCTTTCTTCTTCCCTATCTCCGTTCTGTTAAACCCGTACCAGTTGCCGTCAGGCATTTGCATTCGAGGCCAAACATACGTACCACTTCCATCTTTATTACGACTATCTTCTACTGTCTTTTCAAACCACTGCCATAGAGGTCTAGTCTCTACAACCTCACCTTCCTTATCAAAAATATCATATTCTTTTTGTTTGAGGTCTGCGTATAGGTCACTATCTCCGTACCGCGTTCCTACCATCCACTTAATGCTTCCTGTTGTAGCAATAGAAGCGTAGCTCTGGTAGACCTCTCTTATATCTTCTCTCTCTGCTGCGCTTCGGTAGTTCTCGTTTGTTACCAAATCATCAAAGATACACATCTTGTAGTGAGCACCTGTATTCGTACTCTTAGCAGACGTAGCTGCTATAGTTGGATCTTTCTCGCTCTTTGGTCTTTCAGAGTGGTCAACAGCTATTTCTGTTTTAGTCCACACACCTGTAGCTCTGTGCTCTAGCTCTTTCGACCTCGGATGTATTTCGTAGTTAAGCATCTTAGGCCAAAGCTCTCTGTGCGCCTCACTCTTAAATACATTTTTAATAACCGTAAGCTGTCTTTCTGCTAGTGTCGGGTTAGAAGAAACATATGTAACAGTGAACCACGGGTATTTCGTTATTGCCCAACTACAGGCTACAGCGATACAGAAGGACTTCTGGTGGTCACGCGGAACGAGTGCTGCTGCATTATCCCCATTACCACTTTCCATAGCTGACTCTAAAGACTTCTGAAAGAACCTAAACATTTCTTCATGTACATCCCCGAAGTAACGATTAGGGAACATGAGTTGTGCATAATAGTAAAGGCTGTTTTCACAATTCTGCCTTATCTCTTCCAGCTTCATTAATCTTTGTTCTCTGTAGTTTTACCCAGTATACTATATTTTAGAATTGCCATGTCCTTGTGTATATCACTCACCATCCCTGAAAGGTCTTTTAGTTCTTTGCGTGTTTCCTTTATGTCTGAACTAAGAGGTTCGTATATTGTTGTTCTTATTTCTTCCCTGTCGTAGTAGTCTTTTAGGAGCTTCCTTTCCATTTCCCCACTATGACTTTCCAACTCACTAACCCTCTTATCTATTTTCTTAGCTGTCCAGCTTACAATCCCTACGAGAACACCAAGGAGGGGCATAAGAACGTACTTCATAATTAAGTCCAATGCACCTGATTCCATTATGAAACCTTTATGTTCTTAGCAAGACTCACAACACTACTTAGGTTCTGTCTTGGTTTTTTAGTTTCTGGTCTTCCCACTTTCGTACCTTTAGTCTTTTTGTCGTATACAAATTTAGCAGCACCAACATCCCCCTCTTCTATAGCTTTCATTAGAACGGCAGATGCTTTAGATTGTTGAGCTAGTTCCTTTTCTGCTTTCCAGTCATTGAGTCCTGTGTACTCCGAACCATTAACCTTCCCTGTCATAAACCAGTCTAGACCTTTAAGCTTCTTCCAATGTTGCCAGCTACCTACTACCTCTAAAGCACAATCGTACTCACTCTCTTCATTACGGAATATGTAAGGGAGGGAGAGATACTTCTTACCACTTCTTGCAACATAACAAGCTTCCTTGCCTGTATCTCGGAGCGAATAAGGAGCGTCAGGGTTATTCCACTCATAGAATAAATCCCTTGTTAGGTATGTTCCATTATCCCCTTTGAGTCTTAACATTCTTTCCAACCCCTATTCCAATCTAAATACGCTTGGCTTGTGCCTTTGTTTCTGTAAGGGTTGTAGTAGATACTGTACCCCATTTGTTTATGTTTCTTACCCTGAATATATGCCAAAATTAACCTCTACTAAGGAGCCACATTCTGTACAAAATTACGGAGTTCATAAAACCCTGTTGCATCCGTATTGACTGCGCCTGTTGAGTTCGTACTCCCTTTAACCCAACCTGTCACTATGTATAACCCGCTATTGGGGTCTGTTATTGGGGAGGGTGCTGAGTTACGGATATAATGACCATAAGGCCAGAAGCCTGTTAAAGGGAAGCTTGTAGCTGCTGCTGATGTTTCAGGGAAGTGGACAACTTCATTAAATGTACTGCTGGTAGGATCTCCATCAATTTTAACAAGGATGTTGTCAGAAGACTTAGGTAATATTCTGATTCCTTTGTTAGAAGCAGAAGAAGAACCTACATAATCAGAATAACAGATATTTGGCTCAAGGACTCGGATTTTAGAACTAACAAGAATACCTGTCTGGGATACGTTCCTGAATGTATTCTTACTGGCTACAATGTTATTTAAGAAACCAAGATTATCTTGGAATATAGCAGTGAAGTCATTATCCCCGTTCCATGTATTATCCGAATTATGACCTGCTAGTACGAAGTACGGGTCTCCATCAAATACGTTTTCTATAATTTCTATATAAGAAGAGTTTGGGTTTGGTGCTGCTGTAGCATCTTGTAGCCATACTGCATTACCACTAGAAGTTCCCACGTTTTTAAAAATATTATTACGGATTAAACAGTTTTCATATGTAATAGGAGTTCCGAAGTCTGTGTGGATTAAACGTATTGCGGAAAGACGATGCCCACTGAACAAATTGTTTTCAATCTTTAGTTCACGAACTGCCGCATTAATACGTACACCATAACTATTGAAGTCACTATCTGTAATATCTTGTGTTCTGAAATAACTCGTAGTAGGTGTACCAAAAGCTTCATCAATTCTGTCAAAAAATAAACCAAAACCATAGTCGCTGTAGTCTGCTGCAACAGGGAGTGTTCTTGCTAGAATGTTGTTACTGATGGTCATCTTCTGTATAGGCTGGAACTCACCTGTAACTTTATCGATGTTGTTTAGGTAGTTTTGGTCGTAAGGTAATTTTGTAACCGCACCAATCCCCTCCGCATCACCCACTACAGGGCGGCCTTCTACATAGATAGCCGAGTTAGAACCAAAAGGGGAAAATATATCTAAGAAGATATTATCACTAATATTAATATTAAACATATTAGTATTACCTTCAACTGCTTCATTCTGAGCTATCCATACGGCAGAACGAAAACATCTACGCATTACATTCCCTTGAACTGTTACATTCTTAGCCCCAAGGAATTTCATAGACTGACAGTGTTCAAAGACATTACCCTGAACAACAATACTATCTGTTGTTCTTGAACTGTCAATACTATGAATAGCTACAACATCGTCAGCTACATTCTTAGCATAGTTACCTATAATACGGATGTTACGCCCTGCTGTAAATCTATATCCATCACGAACAACATCATTTAAACGACATCCTTGAACAAGAACATCCGTAGCACTTGTAATGGTCATTGCCATGTTATGTACTGCATCAATGGTAATATTTAAAACACGTAAACGAGTACAGCCACTACCTGTTAATGACTGGGAAAAACTAGAAGGGATTACGAAGTCCCTTGCTGTACCAAGGATTTTAAAATCACGTATAGTAACATCATCCCCTTCTACACGTAGGAGGTCAGCGCGGATACCGTTATCCCTAT